TCAGAAATAAATTGTAAAAATGATTTCATCCTTTTTCCCAGTCTTTAGCTGCGGTAAAGTTGGCACGACTAAACTCTTTTCTTCTAACTAATTTTAACACACTTCCAGAAGAAATAGCTACAAACCCTTCAGGTGCAGTAACTTCATAACCAGTATCAGTTTTTAAAAAAGTCTTTATGTTTTTAACTTTTTCTAACCTAGAAATGATCATCTCCTTAGCAGTGATTAAATTCATGTAAGAAGCAACAGTAAAATACAAAGGCCTACGATTAACTGTTAAAAAAATTAATCCGTCTGCTAGTATCTTTGAATATTTAGTCTTTGCAGTTACTGTCTTTTTCGCATCAATTTCTTCTTTTAACTTTGCCGCATAAAATTTAAAAAATCTATTTGCAGTTTTTTGTGCATCAGTAATTTCAATACCTTGACGAACAAGACCATTCATATACTGTTTGAATAACATATTCATCATAAATCTACCTTCACCTTGTTCAGTTATTAAATTTAGAAATGCACTTGCTTGTCGCAAAGATCCCTCTGCTTTATTGACAGCAGCAGTGTATTTTTGTAATTCTGATATGCCCATTTTTGCGGCATCACTGGCATCTGTAAATGTTGAAGAAAACACCGCAACATCAGTAGTTGGATCTATTTTTGGAGAACCAAAAGAAGCGTTCATATTTGATAAAGACTCACCTGTGTAACTGGTGTGAAAAACAATACCAATTTTAGCTTTGTCTACCATATCACCTACAGGTGTTCCAGTTTGAACTGCATATGTAATTGTATTTGGTTGGAAAGATATGCATGGATCTCCACCAAAAACTCTATTAGATTTTGAAGCTTCAGTAAATAAAAAATCACCTTGAACAACACCAGTAATACCTAGGGATGGTAAGTACTTTAAACACTCTTTTAATATAGTAACAACACCACCAGTATAAAAATCATCAATTTCAGATTCCGTAACACATATTTTAGGAGCTACTTTGTTAAATACAGACTTTGTACCAACAAAAAAGTAACCAGTTAAAGGATCAATACCACAGACTATGGCTGGAGCACCATCCCATTTAGTAGTTACACGCATAGATGAATTTGGCTCTGTCAACATTTTACCAAGTTCACGTAACATTCTAATTGCATTAATGCCACCTTTTTTCCCTTGAATTACAATGTCATCCTCAAGGTGTTCCAAGTGTGTATTCTTAGCCATCTATGTCAATTTCCAATGTATAGATGAAGTTTTAGTTTGAGAACTTGCATAAAGATAAATGTCTTTAATTGCCTCATCAGCATCCTCTTTTTTCATATTACTCAATGAATCAACTACTTGCAATCCCAATCTCTTCGAGTACCTATAACTTCTAGGAGTTTTTTCATTAATTTGGCCGTTAACCATTTCACTAATAACTCGTTGTTCTTGATCGAAAGTTTGTGGTAATTCATCAGGTAAATAGGTTTTCATCAAATCATAGTTTTCCTTAGAAATATCTCTAGCATTATCTTTACTATATCTCCAAACACCTTGATTATCAAAGTTGTACCCTGCACCAAATCTGTTTAATATAGTCCAAACTTCAGCTCCACCCATTTTTCCTTGTGCGGGAGCACCACCACCACTTATTTCACCTTGCCAACCAGCACTACTCTCTGAACCAAAATTTCTAAATTGCATTTCACCTTTACCCATATCAACGTAAACGTCTATACTCTTATAAGTAGATCGATATCCCTTGAACCCTATACCTTTAGCTCGTTCAAGAACAGAGCTTTGATTAACCACTGCAATATTGGCACTACTTTTTATTTGTTTAAGAGAAATACCAGCCAAAGTTTGATAAGGAGTAGTACTAAATTGTTCTACAAGAAATTGATTTAGATTTAATACTAAACCTTTAGAAGCCGCTTTCGGTATTAAACTAGAATCAAAATCAGATTTAGCTATCCAAATGTCTGCAGGGTTCCATTTATCTTCACTTCCAGGCACAGTTTCCAATGGTTCTTCATTTTTAACTTTAAGATATGCCTGATTAATTAAAGCATCAACACCACTCCCTCTGTAAAATTTGTAGTAATTTTTAGGTGGTGATTTAAATGCTTTGTAAAGTTTATTAGCTCCCAATATACAAGATTTTTGCCAATCACCTTCAACAGCAAGTACCTCTTCTAATGTCGCATCACAATCACATGAATTCCAAGCAGTTTGGAAATCTGCAGTGTTTATAACAGAACCATTAGATAAAGGAATATCACTATCTAATACATTAAAACGCAATGCACAATATAAAGCTTGTGCAGACTCTGTTATTCTTGCACCTGTAGAACCACCTCTAGCACCACCACTATTTGTTGGTTTAATTTGAACTCTAATGACTTGAACATCATCTGGATTTACAATCACATCTAACTGACGTTTAGTTGGATGTGGATTCACTACGATTGAAACACCAGATTGGCCTGCATTAGCGACAGGATATTTGTAATCTCTTAACTTACGAGTTAAAAATGTTTTTGCGTTAGTTCTTTGAGCTTCAGGCACAATAACACTCATTGTCATTCTAACTTTTTTATTTTCATCAGTGTAATCTTTTACCTGATAGTCTTCATAATAACCAAAACTACTATCTCTAGCAGCTATGAGTATTTTTCTAAGTATTGTTTTTACTTTTTCATCATAGTTTGTTATAGTGGCCATGACATGACAGTGGGATTATATTGTATTTATCTGTCATCAACCGATCTATTCTCTGATTTATAAACATCAAACTCTCCGCCTGGATATCTCTTCTTCAATTTCTCTACATTCTTTGCGACAACATCTTCAAGTGATACATCAAGTGCAGAACAGGCTTGCATTACGTACCACATAGCGTCACCCAACTCAATAATAAGATGTTCTCTATTGTCGTCGTTCCAAGGCTTACCTTGGAAAACCATCTTCTTGACGATCTCCATAAACTCACCACCTTCAGCACTAAGACCAACGGCAGCAGTAAGAAGCCGCTGAATATTGGCACCTTCTCTGTCAAGGTTATCAAGACTTTCAGTAAAAGATTGATAATCCTTACTGGGATCGGATGTGACACCATCCACGAATATAGCATACTTATCAAAGTCAACGGACTTAGTTTCTGGAATTTCTGGTTTGAGTGGTTCTTCTGAAAATTCTTTTTTGATTTTATCGAAGACATCTGATATGTTGAACATTAGAATTTAATCTCTGCGAATTTACTTTTAAATTTATCTTCAGGGCTATTATACTCTTCTTCTTGTCCACTGTCAACCAAATCGTTTTGTGCGACTTGTTCTACATCATATAATCTCATCTTTGCACGATCTATACCGATTATAAATCTCTTGTATATTGTAGGATCATTGTATCTATTCTTTAACTGTTTGACCATGATCTGATTCAAACCCTCCAACTCCTCCGTAGATATAAGAGCGAACATAAGATCAGCAGTTGCAGGGAGGCCAAATGACTCAGAGGTATCGGTAAGATCAACATCAGAACTAGCGAAACCACTACGAGTAGTTTGAGTTGCGGAAACAATCGGAAGGTTCGCTTCGACGGCGAGACCTCGAAGTTCCTCTGCAATCGCCTTGATATACGAGTAAGAATTGACATTACTATTAGCCCTGTATCTACTGGATGCACATATGTTTAGATAGTCTACAAATATGATATCTGGTCTGAACGATTTCTTCAATGCAAGTTCGTTGAGTAAAGCCTTGAAGTGACCTGAGTGTGCAGATGCAGTAGGATATTCTTTTATAATTAAAGTTCCCTGTGTTTTCTTCATAAGGTTATTGACCTTACTATCAAACATCATTTTAGGGAGTTCACTTATCTCTTGGATAGGAATATTTAGGAGGTTTGCGTCAATTCGTTCAGCAATTTTCTCTTCTGCCATCTCCATTGTAATATAGAGTACGTTCCTCCCTTGGAGCAACACGGAGCTAGCGAGATGGCACATGAATAGAGACTTCCCGACACCTGTACCAGCAAGCGTGACATTAAGAGTCTTGTTAGGTAAACCACCTTTCGTGATTTTGTTAAAGTATTCGAGATCAAATGGTATTTTTTCCTCCTTTTGGTGATATAATCTAAATCTTTCTTCGTAGTCTTGGAGATAGTCATGTCCTATGTGATTATCAAATGAAACAGCAAGGGCGTCTGATAGTATATTTGGTATGGCATCACGATTTTTCTTCTCATCTTGATCGTCTGCAATCTTAATAGACTTCATTAACGCAAGATATATCGCACGATCTTTACACCACTTCTCGGTGGTGTCTACCAACCAATCAAAATTAACAACCTGTCTATCTAGGGAAGAAACAATCTCTACTATTTCTTTGAACTGTGATTCATTGATATCTGATCTCTTTTCTATGTCTATAATCAATACTTCTTGTGAGGCTGGTTTGTCATACTTGACAATAAACTTTGCGATCTCTTCAAATATAATTTTTTCTTGACTATTCTCAAAATAATCTGGTTGGATAAAGGGTATAACCTTACGGATATACTCTTCATCGTAAATCAAATTGCGTAAAATGGTTGTTTCAACTCTATCCATAACTAAATTGTTTTTGTGCAATTTCATCCAAAGCTTGCATCACTTCATCAGTGAAATAAGTCTCTGGATCAGCAAGAATTTGTTTTGCATATATCTTCTTGCCGTTCATTTCATAACGACCAGCCACATTCTTCCATAGACCACCAAGTTCTCCTAGTTCTAGAAGACCATAGTATCTATCAAGACCTCTCTCATCATAGTAGAGTCTTATCTCTACCTGTTGATTCTCTTTACTTAAACGTGATTTAGCAGTCTTAGCCTTGATAATGTTTCCGATGATGTCTTTTCCATCTTTCTCTTTCTTTTTGCTGAGATATACGATTGTACTTGCTGCATACTTGAGTCCCGAACCTCCTCCCATTTCTTTAGTTGGAACATAAGCTCCGATGACATCATACGTGTGATTTGTGACAATGAGTGGGACATTTGCTTGACCTAATTTGAGTGTTAACATTCTAAACGCACCTTTGACAAGTTGAGATTTAGTCATATCTCTGACTTGTTTATCATCGAGTGCATCTCTGATTTCTTTTTCTGTAGAAAGCATACCTAATGAGTCTAACACAAACATACAAGGTTTGCGATCCTCTTCAGATGTCTTTAGATATATATCAACTGCACGTAGAGCTTTACTTCTAAACTC